TTTAAATATACCAGATAAGTTTGATAAACGAGATTATCAATTAGATGCATTTACATATGCAGTAAGAAATAGACGAGCATTAATGTTATCACCAACGGCTTCAGGTAAGTCGTTAATAATTTACTTAATTGTGAGGTACTATGAAGAATATCTTAGGAACAATGGCTTCCGTGCTCTTATTATTGTGCCAACTACTTCTCTGGTACATCAGCTTGCCACTGATTTTATTGACTATGGTTATAGTGATCCCAGCAACATTCATAGAGTATTTGCAGGACAAGATAAGAAAACAGATCATCCTATTGTCATATCGACATGGCAATCGATTTTCAAACTGGACAAAAAGTATTTTGACTCGTTTAGCGTTGTGATAGGCGATGAAGCGCATCTTTTCAAAGCAAAATCTCTTACTAGCATTATGTCTAAGCTTTCTAACTGTAGGTATCGTTTTGGGTTTACTGGAACTCTCGACGATACTCAAACTCATAGACTTGTTCTGGAAGGTCTCTTCGGGGCTGTTCGAAGAGTTACTCAAACAGCTGACCTAATTGAACAAGGGCATCTTTCAAAATTTCTTATTAAATGTATAGTTCTTAAATATGGTGATGAATATAGAAAATTAGTATCAAAGATGGATTACCAAGCTGAAATGGATTGGTTAGTTCGATATGATGTTAGAAATAGATTTATCAAGAATCTAACGCTTTCTCTTAAAGGTAATACACTTTTATTGTTTCAATATGTTGACAAACATGGTAAAGTATTATATGATATGCTTAAAGGTGATAATACACACTTTGTTTATGGGGGTGTAGATGGGGCAGAACGTGAAGAAATACGCCATATTGTGGAGCAATCAATATCCAGTATTATTGTCGCTTCTTATGGGACTTTTTCTACCGGAATTAACATTCGTAATTTGCATAACATTATATTTGCTAGTCCTTCAAAATCCAAAATAAGAGTTTTACAGTCCATCGGTCGTGGTTTGCGTAAGTCGGATACAAAAGATATGGCTACACTTTATGATATATCTGATGACCTCATTTGGAAAAGCAAAAAGAATTTTACTATACAACATTTTGCAGAGCGCGTAAAGAATTATAATGAAGAGAAATTTGATTATAAGATTTACCCAGTTAATTTGAAAGTAGACTAATGGAACCTAAACAGAAGAAAAGAAGACATTATGTAAATAACAAGACACTTTATGAAGAGATGGTTAAGTTTAAAGAAGCGGTAAAAGTTGCTAAAGAAAAAAACAAACCGCTACCTCAGATACCAAGATATGTTGGTGAATGTTTTCTTATGATCTGTAATAAACTTTCATCTAAGCCTAACTTTGCTGGTTATTCATATCGTGATGATATGATTGCTGATGCAATTGAGAATTGTGTAGCATCTGCTCATTCATTTGATCCTACCAAGTCAACTAATCCTTTTGCTTATTTCACACAAATAGCTTGGAATGCATTTATTAGACGTATTTCAAAAGAGAAAAAACAATCATATATCAAACATAAGAACTTTATTCATAGTAATCTTATGGATGGTCTTAATGAAGAATCATCGATGACAGGACAATCTATTCATAATGAGTATTCAGATGATATTATTAGATCATTTGAGGAAAAGATGAATCGTGTTGCTGTTAAAGCTAAGAAAACCAAATCTGGTTTAGAAAAGTTTATAGAGGACGATAGTGAAAGTAGCGCTAATAACTGATACACATTGGGGTGTACGTAATGATCACGTTGCCTTTCTTGATAACAATAAGAAGTTTCTAGACGAACTTTTCTTTCCTTATTTGGCAGAACATGAAATTAGTCATATTACTCATCTTGGCGATATCGTTGATCGGCGTAAGTATATTAACTTTAACACTGCTTTACGTCTTAGAGAAGATTTTCTTGATCCCTTGCTTAAACGAAACATCAGTCTTCATATCATTGCTGGTAATCATGACACTTACTTTAAAAACACTAATCGGGTTAATGCACTCCACGAGCTTATCGAGGGAAAGTATTCAAACGTCACAACCTTCATTGAACCAACAGTCGTCCAATTAGGCGACTTAGATATTCTCTACTTACCATGGATATGCGATGAAAACAGAAAACAAACTATGGAACTCATTAGAAGTACAAGCGCTCAGATTGCGATGGGACATCTTGAGCTTGCTGGCTTTGAAATGTATAGAGGATCTATGGTTAGCCATGGAGATGATAGTAAGATCTTTGAGAAATTTGATATGGTTATGTCTGGCCATTATCATCATCGTTCCAGTAATGGCCATATTTTTTATCTGGGCAGTCATGCTGAGTTTACTTGGTCTGACTACGACGACCCAAAAGGATTCCACATCTTCGACACCAAAACAAGAGAGTTGACATTTATACAAAATCCGTATAAGATGTTTAATAAGTTCTGGTATGATGATGTTACATTAGGTAAAGAACCTCAAGAATATGACTTGTCCTCATATGCTGGTAAGTTTGTAAAAGTTATTGTGCAAAATAAAAATGATCCATATCTATTTGATAGATTCATTGATTCTATGCAAAAGATAACTTTGGATCTTCAAATTGTTGAAGATCATTTGAATATGAATCTTGAAGATGATAAAGATATTATAAAAGAAGCTGAGTCAACTATTGATATTTTCAAACATCACATAGAGCAAATAAATATTCAGAACTTGGATAAGGTTCGCTTACAGAATACAATTGTTGAATTGTATCAAGAGGCTCTTACAATAGAATGAGGTATTAAAAATTGATTCGTATTAGCGTAATCAAAGATATAGAAAATCCAAAAAATGAGGGTCGTGCTTTTTGTGTTGAGCGCGAAGACGGAAAAGTTATTGGATGCAAAGGAATAATAGTTGACGGACCACTAAATGTAAAGTATAATATAGATAGTAGGTTTGCAGACTTTAGAATTGTTTGGGCTACTACAGAAAGTAATATTCATTTACTACAAAACGATTTTTTAACAAACCTCAAACCAATGAAAAAAATTATACACATCAACAAAAATATCATTCAACAGAATGCAAAGAACGGCAAAGATGAACCAGTTTGCCGAGTAGAAGAAAATGGTAAAATTAGATATTGTATGGAAGTTAATATAAAAGGACCATCACGTATGGTCTATAGTCCAAATAAACCACGCAAATGTGGTGCAAAACTTTGGATTGAAACTGATGCTGATATTGAATTGATAGGTGAGAAAGTTTGATTTTATTTAAGAAGTTGCGTTGGAAAAATTTCCTATCAACTGGAAATATCTTTACAGAAATAGATCTCAACAAACATAACACTACACTTATTGTCGGCGAAAATGGAGCTGGTAAATCAACTATGCTTGATGCGCTGACATTTGCTTTATTTGGTAAGGCATTTCGATCAATTAAGAAGCCACAACTACTTAATTCAATTACACAGAAGGGTCTTGTTGTTGAGATTGAGTTTGATATTGGTCATCACAAATATAAAATTGTTCGTGGTATGAAACCAAATATATTTGAAATCTATCAGAATGAGTCTCTTATTAATCAATCAGCAGAAATGAGAGATTATCAAGAGTATCTCGAGCGTCATATCCTTAAAATTAACTTTAAGTCATTTTGTCAGGTTGTTGTTCTTGGTTCTGCTTCATTTGTTCCATTTATGCAACTACCGGCAGGTCAACGTCGTGAAGTTATTGAAGACTTGCTTGACCTTCAAATCTTTACAACAATGAATAGTTTGTTGAAAGATAAGATTCAGATTAATAATGATACATTGGCTGAAATTGCATCTAATCAAAAAGTAGTGACCGAAAAGATTAAATTAGTTCGTGAGCATCTTCTTGAGAAACAAAACAGTAATGAAAAGATTATTGCTGAAAAGAAAAGTGTTATTGAAGAAACTAAAGATAAGATTGATGAGTTGGCTATACAACTTACAACTCTTATGACTGAAGCCATGGAACTTAATAAGAAAATGGTTGATAAAGATGAGATTATGAAAAAGATCTCAAAATTATCTAAGTTAAAACATCAGATTGAAGCAAAAATTACCCTCATTAATGATGATATTGAGTTCTTTAAAAATCACGATAATTGTCCAACATGTACACAAACAATCTCAAGTGATCTTAAAAAAGAAAAACTTACTGATAAAACTTCTAAAAAGAATGAACTTGAGGATGGTCTTCAAAAGCTTGTTGATACATATGATGAGACTCAATGTGAACTTGATATTATTTTAAAAATATCAGATGATGTTGCTACCAAAACTATTGAAAAGATTAAGATAGAGAATCAGATCAGTTCACTTAACAAATATACCAAACAACTTGAACGTGAGATTAATAAAATAACAGAACACCATGAAGCTAATGAAGATTCAAAAATGGAAGAACTTGAAGCTGAAATGGCAGAAATAGCAGAACAGTATAATAAGGCAATGGATGAAAAGTCAATCTATACTGCAGCTTCTATGTTATTGAAGGATGGCGGTATTAAAGCAAGGATCATTAAGCAGTATGTTCCAGTTATTAACAAGCTTATCAGTAAGTATCTCAGCGCTATGGATTTCTTTATACAGTTTGAACTTGATGAAGAGTTCAATGAAACAATCAAGTCAAGGTTCAGAGACGAATTCAGCTATGCTTCATTCTCCGAAGGCGAGAAAATGCGAATTAATCTTGCTATACTATTTACATGGCGTAGTGTTGCTAAACTTCGTAATTCTGTTGCAACAAATTTACTTATTATGGATGAAGTGATGGATAGTTCTCTTGATGCTAATGGCACAGAGGAGTTTTTAAAGATACTACATAACTTGACGCAAGACACAAACACTTTCATCATCTCTCATAAGACTGATCAGTTGTATGATAAGTTTGCGAATGTGATTCGTTTCGAAAAGAAGCAGAACTTCTCTAAGGTGGCATAATGTTTGAAACACTAGTAGTAGATGACATCGTGGATATACACGCGCAAAGATATCTAAAAGATAACATTATGAAAACTGCACATTGGAAGTTTCTTAATGATGTAAGCGGAAAAGAAATGCAAACATATCCATCGCATGGTTTCGTTCATCTTATGAAACATCCTAAAATGG